TCGTGAAATGCACCAGTTACTTTATTTTTACCAGCAATGATATCAAAACCATAAATTGGTCCGCCATTTGTTAACTCTGGAAATAAACAAACATGAGCCATCCATAGACCTTTTGTATTTCTTACATCAACAACATCTACATGAGCTCGTCTGATATAATCATTTTTCCAGGTTCTATTTACCCAACCAAACTCGTCATTATTAAACCTTTCCATACCTGGTTCTTTATATTCAACCAGTTCTTTGTTTAGTAAATCAACAGTCTTGTCTTTCCACTTAATCAGTCTTTCCCAAATCATGGAGCTCCTTCATTTCTTTAAATAATTTTGTTGCACTTTCAAAACAATAGTTTGCCTCTGGCAATACTGAATGTTCATATACATTTAAATATGTATTGATTGTTTCTTTGACTATTCTTCTATAGTCGCCTACTTCTTTGTCTTTAAATTTATAGTATCTATTAGGACCTGGCGTTTTTCTTCGTATCATTTGACCGCCTGCCAAATCACCCATATGTCTTACATAGATATGAGCATACAGTTTCATTGCCTCATCTTGTATAGATTCAATGTGGTCTATATAGTCTTTTGTACTTTGAGTAATTTCTGGTGTATCTATTTGAAAAGATTTGAAATCATATAATATATGTTCAGCTCTTAATAGATTTGGTGTATCTCTGAATAACGAGTTGTGTAAACCATACTTTTCTAATACAGCATAACATTGTAATTGATTATACAAATAAGTTGCATAAAGAGTATGGTCAATTTGACCAGACATGAGTATTTTTACAAACTCTTGTCTTTCAGCATTCTTGTGGTGTTCTAAAGTTAATTCTTTTATATCTAACATTACCATACCCAACTAATAAATGAATATCTAGTGCCTTTTGTTACTGGTTCAACTTTGTGAGGAAACATAAAGTTACTAGGGAATACTAAAACATCTCCTTGTTTAAATTTAATCTCTTGGTCATCTAATATTATAAATTCACCACCCTCAAAATCGTCATTTAAAAGACCTAACACACTTAATATAGGTATTCCTTTTCTCTTACCTTCAAATAATTGATGTATATGGTCAGCATGTAAAGCCATTTTTTTTGTTTCTGAATACTTATTTAATCTGATTTCTGAATAACCTTGCCATACTTGAAACCAAGGATAATTTAAATTTTCTTGGTATTGTTTTATTGCAAACCACAATTTATTCATTATTTCTTTTTTTGTTGAAACATTATCATAACTTACATCCAATTCTTTATCGCCTGACCTGGTGTCAGATTTATCAACTTTTGGATTATAAAAAAGATGTTGTGTGTAATTAATATTTTGCATTTCTTTTAAAGTTTTTTCACAAGTTTCTTTGTCAATAAAACCTTTTAAATGTAACAAATAGTCTTTTACATTACTTTTAAATTTCATAATTTTAATCCTACAGCATTTCTTAAACTAATATTACCTTTTAAAAAAGTATTAAAGGCTAAACTAACTCTAGTTTCATTATCTTTATTTTTTTCTACCTTATGATATGTTAAAGACGGAAACAAAATTAATTGTCCGTGTTGTACAGGTACATAATAGTGGTCGCTTAAAGCTTTGCTTTCCACTTCTAAACAGTATTGAGGTTGTCCATCAATCAAAATAATTCTATCGTCTTTCACCGTATTAAAGTAAAAGACACCACTTAAATAACTATTTTTATGATAGTGCATATGATGATATTCATTTGTTCTGGTATAGTTTAACCAGGATTCTGTAATATAAATTGATACATCATTTTTTGGTTGAACAACTTTTTCAATATATTCATTTAAATTTTTTTGAATAAATTTTTTAATATCTGAAAATTTTTCATTATCTAATATATTATGATTGTTTCCAATTAAATTACCAAAATTGCCGTGCGTATCTGTTTCACCTAACCTAACAACTTCGTCTAGTTCATCATCTGTAATTCTTCTACCTAAATGAGCTGTATAAATTTTTTTTGGAAATATATCAAAAATTTGTCCCATAATTATTTACCTTTAAATTGTTGACCCAAATTATCTAATATTAAATTACCAGAAACCGAAACTCTTTCGACATCAGATTTATATGGACATACCCAATGTGTCAGATTATTAGGAAAAATAAACATATCACATTCCTCTGGCATAAAAGATTGTTCTGATACATTTAATTTTCTTTCATCACCATATTTAAATATTATAGCGCCAGGTCCTACATTTCTTTCATTTATATTTTTGTAATCTTCATTTTCTTTCGTAATTTGTTTTGGCATTTGAGTATATATTACGAATGATAAATCTCCTGAATGAGTGTGTGGAGGATTAAATTCATTTGGTTTCATAAAATTAATCCATAAATCTTCTAAAATTATATCATTATCGTAAAAATTTTGTTTTGATGGTTCTTTTAAATTATACCAATGAACAAACACATTTTTATAATCATCTAAATATGGTTTAAGTTTTGTACAAAACCACTCTTTATCTTCTATTGAATACTGAAGTTCTTTATCTAATAATCCTGCTAAATTTTTTCTATGGTCTTTTTTAGATTTAGAACCTCTTTCTTGTAATTCAGAACAAAAATTTTTATCAAGTTTTACATTATATAATAATGGTCCCCAATAATAATATTTACTCATCTGTAACCTCAATATTCATATAACTATCATCACTACCTATTTTACCTACTGGCACAAAATTAAAAGCTAAAGAGTGTCTTACAATACTAGAATTGTTTTTTAATATTTTATGATGCACCTCACTAGGAAATAATATCATAAGGCCGTCTGTTGGTTTAAATTTATATTCTGTACAATTATATATGTTATATTCTTTAACATCTAATTTATATCTACGATTATTAAAATCTTCAAAGCTAATATCTCCAGAGTTTTCATCTGTTTGTAAATACAATATACCACTAAACATAGAATTATTATGATTATGATAATTTGAATTTTGATTAGTTTGACTTTTTGTAAACCAAGATGTAGTTATTTTAAACTCATTTTTATAGTGCATAACATTATAACTAAAATTATAAAACTCATTCATAATTTGTTTTTTTAAATCACTAAATTTATCTTCTTCTAATACAAACTTTGAATTAGAGGCTGAAGTTATATTATCTACATCTATAGGCGTATTTGTACCTGAATTTTCAAAACTATCACTTATCATTGATACAATTTTTTTAGTATCAACATCTATATGTTTCATATAAAAAACTTTAGAAAACAAAGGTATAATGTGATAACTCATTATGTTCTCCTCAAATAAACATCATTTATAACCACAACTCTTTCTTTATCTGAAAAAATAGGTAAAGTATAATGTGGATAATAAGCTGGAAACATTACTAATTTAGTTTCAACTGGAGTTATATATTTACTTTCAATACCTTTTGATTTATTTTTTATGTCTGTAATAACAAGTTGTCCTTCTTTTTCATTTAAATTTTTAGGTACTTTACAAAAATAAATCATAGTAAATAAATTACTGCCGTGTGTATGTACTTGTTGATAACTATTTTTTTCATAAAACACAAACCAATTTTTGTATAACAACCTATCATCTTTTTCTAGTTTGATATTTAATTTATCTAAATAAAAATTCCAAGCAGGTTTTAAAACATCATCTGTAAACTTATTTAAAATTACTTCGTATAAATCATTCATACCTTTATCATCAGATTTTTGGTCTGTTAAAGGCTTGTCTAAATGTGTTTGATAACCGCCTACTGTATAAGTTTCTGAATTGTCATTTGTGTTTGACTTTTTTAATGAACACAACACCTCATACAAATCATCATTGTGTTCAAAATTTGTTAAGTGTTCTACATAAAAATCAGGAAATAAGTTTTCACATTCATACATAATTATTTTATTCTTTATCTTTAAACCAAGATGGTAACCCTAAATGTTTTCTTCTATCAAATATATTAGTTTCTGAACCTGGTGTTGCTTTATTGTTATAATGTAAAAAGACTTGAGCACAATCTTCACCTTCAAATGGTTCTCTCCAATGTTCTAAATCACAACCAGAATATATTAACATATCACCTGGTTTTAAATCTACACTTATACCTTTAGGTGCGTTTGGTTTTTGTATATTTTTATATTCGTCTATAACATTATCTGAACCAGTAGGGTCAATAAAAATAGGCCAAGGGTCACCACCTAAATTAACAGTAGTAGAAATTTCACAACTAGGTCTATCTTTATGCCTTTTTAATATATCACCTTTTTTGTAGATACGAGCATAAGAGTATGTAGGAATTAATTCAAGTCCTGTTACCTCTTCCATTTTAGGTTGTACTGAAAGCAACAATGTTTCCATTGCAACATCTCCATAATGTGAATAAGTATTAATTACCTGATTATCTTGCCAAGTTCCCCAATCACCACTAAATGAGGGTATATAACGGTAATCAAATAAAGTTTGAGCTACTTGTCTTTTCATTAAAAAATAATTATAAACAAACTCGGCAACTTTAGGTTCAATTGCATTTCTTAAAATTGTAAATTTATCTTTTTTAAAATTATATTTCATTTTATCTCCAAGGGTCTCCTACATTCCAAATCACTAAAGAATACCTTGTTCCTTTTGTAACTGGTTTAACTCTATGCCACATAAAACTAGGAAAAACAACAATAGAACCACGAGGTCTTATTTCAGTACACTCTTTCATTGTTCCTTCTTTATCAACTTCCCAATCGGCTTGATTTCTAAAATCAAACTCTAAATTACCACCCTCATAATCTTTAGGGTCAGAAAGCGACACCGTTGCTGATAATTTTCTTATTTTACCAACAAAGTTTTCACCCTTTTTTTTTGTATAAGGTTCAGAATGGCTATCGCAATGCCAGCCATAAAATTGTCCTTCAGAATATTTTGTGAATTGACAGACTTCCGACCAATCCCATTGAAAGTTCCAGCCCGCTTGATGATTTGCTTCGTGTATAAAAGGTAAAACTGTGTTATAAATCCAATGTTCTTCTAGCCAAACAACATCTGATTTTCTTTTATTTTGAACATTTTTTTGTTGTTCTTCATTTAAATCTTGCCATTTTGTAGTTTGACCGCCTGTTATAGCTTTTTCTAAATGTTTTTCTTCTAAAGATTTTCCAAATTGCATTACATCATCACAAAATTTTTCAGGTAATGCTGAGTGAAAAGCCCAATAGCCCCATTTCAAATTCATTATGTATATACTCCTGTCAATATATTTATACTACTATCTTAAAGCGTATTTAAAACACAATAGTACAATATCTTTATTCGTTTCATTTTTCATTATATAATGATTTAAACTTGAAGAAAATAAAACAAATTTATTTTTATTTAATTCTTGTATCCATCTTAAATCTTTTTTTCTATGGTCATCATATTCAAAAACAAGATTAGGTAAGTTTTCAGCTTCTGTTAAATTTAAATAACAAGAAACATCTGGCGAATAATCATAATCAAAAGGATTAATGTGATTATGAGTGATTAATGATTGATTTGGTTTTAATACAATTGCTGAAATATTATCATCAAAATTTTCATTTGATGTAACTAATGAATTTTTATACTCAAAATGATACATATTCATAATATAATCAGAAATCCATTGAATGTGTTGATGATATTCTATTTTGAAATGGTCTTTTTTATAAAAGACTGGATTATCGTTTAGATAGTTTTCTTTTTTGTGATAAGAAAGTATATGAGATTTTACAGTATCATAATTAATTTTAGATACTTTATCAATTTCACCTGTAATTACAAATGTTTCACTTAATAATTTTTTGTTATCAAACATAATTTAAATCCTAAAATCATAATATTATTTGTCTTGCCAAGCAGAACCGTCCCAATATTTGGTTGCGTCATCAAAAGTATTAAAAAATTCTGTATGACCTTCCCAACGAGAATTTGTTTCATTCCATCTTCTTTCAGGCACAGCTTCTGTGTAACCAGGATCCGCTGTAGGAGCAACCCATTTTGCATTACTAACATCTTTTACCCAACTATCATAAGGTTTAGGTGGCCAAAAAATTTCATTTTCGTCATCCCAAGTATAACCAACAGATGCGTGATTACCTCTAAAAGGTGTACCGCCGCCTTTATGTTGATTAGCATATGTGTTATAGGAAGTTTGTTTCCATAAAGGCCAACCGTGTAGATTTTCTAAAAATTGAATACCTACAGTTTCATCTTCAATACCATCAGCATTCAGACAATCTGCGTCTGATACTGAATGTACTGCGATTACTTTTCCGTTAATTCCTAATTTTGCAAATGTAGCCATCTATTTTTTACCTATTGATTTTTATACCTTATGATTACAATACCTTTACCACCTTGACCAGCTGCACCAGAAGCTTGGTCTGTAGCCCCGCCGCCGCCACCGCCTGTGTTTACACCGCCGTCACCGTCATTTGTTCCGCCTGGACCTCCTGGGTCTGTTACACCACCAGGATTTCCTGGATTAATAGCAGAACCACCACCAGTACCAACTGAACCTGTAGGTGTGTGACCGCCACCGCCGCCACCAATTCCTCCGTTTCCTGCTGGAGGTGGGTCATTCCAAGATGGACCACCACCGCCACCTGCCCAATAATAATTGTTACCATCAATATTTACTTGTGTGCCTGCACCACCTGGAGAACCTGGACCGGTAGCACTTCCATTTGTACCTGCAGCTCCGTGGCCACCGCCACCGCCGCCAGCATATTCTGGACCACCAGGAGAAAAACCGATGCCACCAGCATTGCCTTGTGAAGGACTTACAGGTGGAGTATTACCTGCACCTGGAGAACCACCGTCTGAACCTGCGCCACCGCCTGAACCTCCTGAACCTCCATTATTTGTGTAACCACCACCAGCGCCTCCTCCAGCAGATGTAATTGTACTAAATGTTGAAGTTGAACCACCAGAACCAGGTCCGGCTGGAGTATTTGAACCTGCACCGCCGTTACCGACTGAAATAGGATAACCTGTTGCTGTTACTGAAAAACCTCCTGTAGCAGGACTTGGAAAGTTTGTTCTTAAACCACCTGCGCCTGCACCGGCACCACCAGCGTTTGCACCACGGCCACCGCCTCCACCACCTCCAACAACTAGATACTCAACTGTTGTTGAACCGGCTGGGTCGCCTGTTGATGTTACCGTAAATGTAGCGTCGGATAAAAATGTATGTACTGCATAATCACCAGATTGTGTAATCGTACCGCCTGTAGCAGCAACATAAAAAGTATCTTTACCACTTAATACAAATTGTCTGGAAGCATTTCCTTTTGATGTAGCCGCTGTTACTGTAAATGTAAAATTTGTTATAGATGAAGTTAAACCTGAAGCTGTGCCTTCAAATGTTCCGTCTGAAGCTAAAGTCATTCCAGTAGGTAAACTTCCTGCTGTTATAGAGTAAGTAATACTATCGCCATCGGGGTCGGTCGCTTGTACTGTAGTTAAATTTGCGTCATATTGGGTTGCTGTGTCTCCGTTTTCAACATTACCAATATTTGTATCAGCAGCTGTCGTAAAAGTTGGAGGTACATTGACATCAAGTGCTTCTGGTAAAACTCCTGATAAACCTGAACCGTTTGTAACTTTTACTGTATATGGGTCATCTGCTTCTAAAAAATCAGCAGAATTAACCGTAACTGTTAATGAAGAGGAATTTGTTCTTGTAATAGATTGAGTAGCAACTGTACCAGCACCACCAGCAGTACCTTCAAAAGTTACAACTGCACCAGTTGTGTCAAAAAGAGAACCTGAAATTACAATGGTTTCAACTGTACTATCACTCACACCTGTTCTATCAATATATCCAGTAGTACCAGATGTTCTTCCTGCAATAGAAATTTGTGTTACAGTTGGAGGACTATCAATAGGTTTCCAATCTGTACCTGTGTAATATTCCATCAGGTTAGTATCACTATTAAATCTCAATTGTGCCGCTTCATCAACTCTTTGAGCTTCTGTTCCTGAAGGTACTTTAATACCACCTGTTCCTGTGAACTTTCGATTTTTACCTGTAATATCTCTACTATCTGCCATTTTGTTCCTCTATAAATCTATTTATAATATTTATTATAGTACCTCAATTAGTTTCCAACCGTAAGTCGCACCAGTATAAACAATTCCTAATGCACTATCTTCAGTAGAAATAACTAAATCTGCAGCCGCACCATTGATATTATTACCATTTCTTGCTAATGTTAAATTGTTTGTATCAAAGGTACTTGCTAAGTCTAAAACTCTAATTTGGTCACCAACTAATGGTGAACCTGGTAATGTAATTGTAACT